AAATGGACGCCCCCCCCCCCCAAGAGGGCGGGGGGGGGGGGGCGTTTTGTTCTGATGCTATTACACCATTTCGAGGATGTCCTCGGAATGGGGAAAGGAAGTGTTATTAGAAGATTCGGCGTTTCAGTGCGTAGCCTATCAGACCGAACGACATAACGCTGCAGAGAAGAGCCCACAGCCGCCAGTCGTACCACCACGGGGCGGTTACCGTCTTCTCTTTGTGTGATTCCGTGGAGTGGGTGGACGCTCGGCGCGTGTCCTCGCGCGAACGCCAGACCGTATCGCGGCGAACGTGCCAGCGGACGCGGGTGCGCTCCTTCACAAGCGTAGCGCCCTCAAAATAGACGCTGTCGTGGAGAAAAACGCTATCGCGCACGGTGCGCAGTTCGCGGAGCGTGTCGCGGTGAACAACGTGGAGCGTGTCGCGGTGAACGGTTACCCGTTCGACGGTGCGCGTTGTCGTGCAACCCGTGAGCATACTCAGCACGACGGCAAAGCACAGCGCGCCGACGGCCGCCAGGACGTACAGCGCCCAGGGGTCGGGAGGAGGGTTTCGGTGGTTGTAATTCATCGGAAAGGTGGAATTTGAGGAGGTGAACATTGAACGCCCCGCGGGCAATTCTTTCCAAAATGGAAATAGTTGGAAAGCTTTGGAGCGTTTTCGGCGCGATTTGCGGGGATTTTCCCGGTTTTGGCGTCCGATTCTTTCCAATCGTCGCGAAATTGGAAAGAATTGCCCGCGGTGCGTTGAACTGCCGAGCTTTTCTAGTTAGTTCGAAGAGGCGCCGGCGCGGGTGATGGTAAGCTCTATTTCTTCGCCCTCGGCCTGCGCCGCGCGGAGGAAGACGAGCAGGCTTTCCAACGTGGCGCGACTGTTGAGCACTTTGCCCCGTTCGCGGTTTTCGCCCACCAAGATGCACCCCTCGGTGTCGGCGGCCGTGTTGCCGCTGTGGATCAGTACGCCCGCGTATCCCTTCACGCTGACAAGACGCGGGAGGACACGCCCGAAACGCGGCGAACGTGTTTGCATGTCGATGCGATACGTGCCGGTGGGAATCGCCGTTGCGCCTTTCACTTTGAGCGCGGCGATTTCGTCTTCTGACATCTCTTCCGACAAGCCGCGGTCGGTGTCTTCGAGCGTGTCGCAAAAATATTGGCCGTTGATTTCCATTCGTCCGATGGTGTAGCCCGCCTTCAGGGCGTGGCGTTGAATAAGGATTTGCATTTGTCTGTTGTTTTGGTTGGTTTATACTTCGAGGTATGCGTCCATCGCGCCCGCTTCGGCGTCTTTGATAAACTCATTCAGATACCAGACGGCCTTTTTCGCGTCTTCTACGGCTTTGCGCCGCGCTCCTTCGAGCGTGCCGTCGTGTTTGTGTCCGCAGCGCCAAACGTATTTCAGCGCGTTGCCCAGGCAAAAGGGCATTCCGCGCGCTATGTCGATACATTCCGCGCCGCCGTGATTGTAGTGCGCCGGGTGGTTAACGGTTTCGGTTGTCGTGAACCCGATTTGCCGTTTTTGGGTACATGATACGTCGCTCATGGTCATTGTTTTGCGTTTTCTGGTTCTTGATTCTCGTCCGCCGGTGCTTTCTCCTCGGGGACGATGTCGCGGTTTTTGGCCTCATCGAAGACGGCGACGGCAAATTTCTGCGCCATCTTCGAAAGGTCGTGCTCCGAAATGGTGGCTTGCACGATGTCGTGGAGCTTTTCGATTTCGGCCTTCTCCCAGGCCTTCTCCCGAATGCTCCAAAATTCGCACAGCACGCACCAGGCCGCCCAGCCCATCGAGAAGTAAGGCGCGGCGCAGAGCGGGGAGCCGATGATGTCGATAAGCGAAAGCACGAGAAACGGGACAAGGTATTTCACCGCCTTTCGGCTTGTCATCTTCAGCCCCCGCGATGTCGTGGGTTGCCCGCGTTCGTGAGCTTTGCGAATGCCGAAGAAGAGGTCGAGCGCCATGGCGATCAGTATTGCCGCGGTGCAGAAAATGATGAGCACGATGTGGAGATACAAATGCTGTTCGGCGAAATGAATGAGTGTCTCTTGCATTGTCTTGTTGTTATTTTTGTGTTCTGTGAGGGTTATTCTTCTACGATCCAAAGATTGATGCCACGCTCGTTCCCGATATTGACGTTTCGGAGGAGCGTAAGGCGAACAGTTTTACTTCGATTGACGCTACACTCAGAAAGAATGCGCTCGGAGTCGTTACCAAATCGGTGGTTCGACTCTCCAACGGGAGGGAGAATCTTCATCGTGCCGCGCCCTACTTGTGTGAAGACGATTGTTTGGCCTTCGGAAGCCTTCGCTGGCAAACGCACGTCGACGTTGCCGAAGTTGTCGTACAGCCCGACGACGCGTGTATCCGACAAGTTGAGCGACACGGCGTTATTGTTTTGTTCGCCTACACGCTTCAAACCTACGACAAGGCCGAGGGCTTTAAGATTGACGAAATACCCGCCGAACGCTTCGCCGTCGCCGTAATTTTCAGCATACCCTGCGACTCCGACCGCAATTCCGTTGTCGTTTCGTGTCATTCGTCCCGAAATCGCTTCGCGCCTTTCATCACGAGGGGCGCGTGGGGCGGGAACGTGGTCAATGTCGGCCGATACGCCTTCCCAAGATAGAGAGGTTCGTGCGTTGTACGTTTTGTCCGATGAAACAAAGCTTGCAGACGTTCCTAAACCGCCCGACGACGCTTTGAGAACGATGTCCGACAATGAACTTTCAGCCCCTTTCGGCTTGTCTTCAATATAAGCCGAATGTAACCACAGTTCATTATCCCGCGCGTCCAATCTGATGTGCGTCCGCGTGTTGTTTAAGTCCGAAACCAAATTGCCGTTGCTCAAGATCCAGCGTCCCACATTCGCGTGCTCGGCGAGCAACAACTGCGTGGCCACGCTCTCGAAACTTGCGCCGAAGTCGTTCCACTTCGATTTGTCGGTCGGGGCAACACCGCGGAACATACCGGTATCGGTTCTCGCAATGTAGTACGCCCCGTTGTGAAATACCGCATCGCGGCGGTGCTTCGTGCCGTAATACTCTTTTGACGCGTCCCATACGCCACGATATACCATGGCCGGGGCTTCGCCGTCGCGGCCGTCCTTTCCGTCCTCGGGAGTAATGCGTGTCGGGCTGCTCCAGCGGTCGAGTAACGCCGTTTCGTAGCGGCTCACCGTTGTCGAGGTCATCCACAGGTATTGCCCAACTCCGACAACGGGCTGCGCGATGTTCCATCCGTCGGGCGTTCGTCTATCGGAAGAGATTGCAGGTGGTTGCGTAGGCGATCCGTTCACGGCAAAGCGAAGTTCGTGATAATCGGCGCGAAGATCACGCTCGGAGGGACACCACGGGGTGTCTATCGCTCCAACTTCTAACTTCGGGTCTACAACGTTCAACGAAGATTCGCCCCAAGCACGGATATAGAAGTACTGTCTCGGGGAGGTGATCGTCTTCACTTTGAACGAAACTGTCACTTTCTCGTACTCCCACGACTTCTTGTTTTCGGGAATGTTACCCGCACCGCTCGCATTACCCGTTTGCACGCCGTTCACTTTGGGGGCTTCGGCGAACTCTATACCCGAGAATATCCACGTCAATGTTCCACGGGCTTGCATCCACGCGGAGAAGGTATAGGTTTGCCCCACTTTCAAGACGGAGGTAATCTCTTGTACGAGCAGGTCTTTGAATTGCCCCTCTGCAAGTTGGCTATTCCCGAACTGAGCAGGTTTCCCCTTGAACGAGAATAAACTTTCTGATACGTTGAACGTCACCCACGGCACGCGGCTTTCAAAGTTCGTGCCGTCGAGAAGATTCGGGTTCGGTGCAAGTCCATCCGCTCCTCGCAGCTGCGTCCACGTATAATCACTGTAGGTATGGCTTGCGATCTCGTCGAAATCGGAGTAGATACCGAAGTAGCGGAAATCCTCTACAGCGTTTCGCCCGAGGTCTTCTTCCAAGGTGAAGTCTTTCTTGCCGTCTGGGCTGTTGGCATAAGCCATGTGTATGTAGCTTGCGCTCCCAGCGTCGCCCGGCTTGCCCTTCTCTCCGCTCAAACGGCCGTAGGTGATTTTGCCGTTCGCCGCGGTGAGCCGATACCAAAGCACCTCGCCGTCGCGGAGGGTCGGAGGCGCGTCTTGCCACGTTCCCCGAATAGTCGGGGCGGTCGTACCCGATGCGGTGGCAAGTTGTGAGGACGCGGCGAAATCATAAACGGGGCTTTTGCCGTCCGCGCCCGATTCTCCCACCACGCGCAGCGCACCGCCCCACGTTGTGCCGTTGCCCGTACGCATCCACACATCGCCCACGGCGAAATCGTCGTGCCACGTCCGCGCGTCGGCGCTGTACTGCGCCCGAATGCTCGTGCCGTTCGTTCCGTCTTTTCCGTAGTGTCCAATCAGTCGCACCACGGTTTGGTCTGGATCACCATCGGTGTACTCCGAGCGTTCGTAACTCCAAAGCCACGGGCGCTCCTTCGTGGGCTGCGGGGCGGTTTCCGTCCATCCGGGCGTGTCGTGCTGCGGCGCGTCTCTCTCGGTGGTCCGCATATAGTAAGAGCGCATACGGCTCACACCGCGGCCGTTGTCCCCTTTGTCGCCCTGCACCTTTGCCCAAACGTAGCGAGCGGGGTCTTTCGATGCATCCTCGTTCTCGTCCGTATAGGTTCCGAGATAGGCGAACTTTTCGCCCTTTGGGTCGAGTGTACACGGATTGCCGTCTGGGCTGTTGGAATACGCCACGTGCGTGTAGCTGCTCTTGCCGGGATCGCCCCTAAGATCGTTGCGCGATGGGCACCACGGTGTCGCCTCCGTTCCCTCTTCTAGTTTTGGAGCACAAAATACAACGACCTGTTTCTTCCCTCGAACGATGTCCTTTGTCCAGTTTCTTAGATATACGCGGGTTTCCTCTCCGGGCTTAGGCTTTCGAGCCCTGAAAGTCACAGAATATCGCGTCCATTCCCCCCACTTGGCAGCAACTAGGCGGAACTGTGTGCCATCATTCGGTTCCACAATCAACCAACCGGAATCAACACCGCGCGCATAAACTGAGAACGTATAGCTACGTCCCTCCACTAAGTCAAAGCGGAGGACTTGCGAAAACTGCGAATACCCCCCTTCTTCAATATCGTCAAATAGTTCCGTTGCCACGGGATTACAACCAGATATGGCGGGTGGAGTCCAACGCCATATCGTATGAAATTTTGCATGCTTGCTGCTTGCATACCCTTCCCAAGCGCCCGCGCTTTTGAAGTCCGTTCCGTCCAAAAGATTCGGACGGGTGGGTAAGCCGTCCGCGCCGTCCTTACCCAATTGCGCAAGCAGTCGCACAGTCGTTTGTTCACTAGTATGATCTGTATAGTAGATTTTATCGTAACTCCAAAGATAGGGCTCTTGCTTTTTCGGTTTAGGCGGTGCGGTTGCCCAGCCTCGCGCACTGACTGCAGGAGCGCTGCTGTCAGCACTAAGCAGGTAGAACGACACCACGCGTTCTATACCGCGCCCGTTCTTACCCTTCACGCCCGATGCCGAAATCGTCCATTTCGTTTTGTCCGTGAGCGGAGCACCCGAAGAGGAACGCTCGCCGATGTAGCGATAGGTCGAAACCACTCCCTCCGCATCCGTGTTGCGCACCTCGTCGCCGTTGTAGTACGTCGTCGTGGCGTTCCACTCACCGCGATAACAAGCCAACGGCGAAGTAACGCCACCCTCGTTCTGAACCAACGTGCCGCGAAGTGACAAGCGGCCGTTCTGATAAACCAACGAATCGCCGAGCCGCATTTCACCCGCGGCGAGGTCAAAGAACGAACGGCCGTCGGAAGTGGCCACACGATCCGTGGTGATACGCCCCGGGAGCACCTCTGAAAATCCGTACAAAGGCGCAAAACTGCGGTCGCCGTCATACTCGCTGTTGAGTACCCCAACCAAAAGATGATAGTTCGCCGCGTCGCTCTCAAAACCGACGGGCGATTCCTTCAGCACAAACTCCGCGCGGTTGCCGTTTCGGGGGGCGCGGACATAGAGATAGTACTTCTTCGCCGCGTCGTCAAGTCGTCCGCTCGTGAATGCCGCCACGTCCCAAAAGCGATATTCCGAAGGGCTGTGCTTGGCACTCACGGTGCGAATGCCGAGAGTGAGGTGCTGCAAGATGCCGCTCGCCGCGTTCACTGTCTTTGTCTTCGCGTTGTAGGTCACGGCGTGGGGAACGGCCGTCGGGCTCGTACGGCTGCCCACAAATCGGAATTGCAGACTTTCGTCGCCGACGAGGAGCGACATGGTTTGCACGGCCGCGGGGCTTATGGCATTAGTGAACCGATCGGAGAGCGCCGCCCCGATCATTTCGGCCGTCTCCTGCGCGTCGCGGAATCGGCGCTTGCTGTATTGCAATGCTTCGCGGTGCTTCTCTTCGACGGCCACGGCCGCACTCTCCAACGCCTTCAACGTCGTGCCGAATGAAGACGACACGGGCGCGTTCGAGAGTTCGATTTCGGGCGAATGCGGCGTGTTGATGTAGTCCTTGATGCCGACAATGCGCACGGCCACGCCCTCGGGTTGAAACTGCTTGTCGGAGAAGAGAATGAACGCCCCGATCTTCAAGCGTCCGCCCACGTTTGCCCAGTTGCGCTTCGCCCAAATGCCGTCGAGCGTTCCGGTGAATGAAAACTTCGGGTCTTCGTGGCTGTACAGATGTTTCACCGCTTTGCGCAGCAAGTCCCACTCCGCCCCCGAACGCGTGGCTGGGTCGTTGATGTAGGCTTGGGGGAGCATACAATGAAAGACGGCGTACTTGTCGCCCGAACTCGGAACGAATGCGCCCCCCGGCATCGTCTGTCCGTCGATCTCCTGCGGCACAATTTCAAAGCGGCGCGCCTTCTTCCCCGATGCCGCGTGAGCGTATTTCACTTCAAACTCGCGCCCCGAAAGCATGCCACTTTGAAAGATCACGGTCATCTTTTCGCCCGCGATCAAGCATTGTTCGAAGTCGAGCGTCGCGGGGATCGTCGGATCGGTGAAGTCGTAGAAGTGGTTTTTCTCGTCTGCCGTGATCACCTCGGCCACCGTTCCGACGCGGCTCGGATAAATGTCGGTCAAATCGACGCTGTCCTCCGCCTTCGACGAAAGGGGGCGGTCGGCACGTTGCACGGAGAAGCCTTTTTCGTCCGTGCGGTAGCGGCGGGCGTGGGCGGCGTCGTAACCTGTCTCCCCTTCGAAGTGCGCGCCGTCGTAAGATATGGCGGCATCGACGGGCAAATGCAGCGTGCTCGCGCCGTACTTCGAGCGGTCGATGTTGCGTTCGCCCCCTTGCACGTAGAGAATCTCCGTCGGCACGCTGTCTTCGCTATTCGTGCGTGCCACTCCCGAGACAAAGCCGTTGCCCTTGCCGTAGGAGAGCGGGAGGGCGTTTGCGCGGTCGTGTTCCACGGCACCGAGCGAGATGCGTTTCCCCACAATCTCATACTCCGTGCCGAACTCCTTGGCGATCATCGCCAGGGCATCGCGGCAAAAGGCGTGATCGTAGTTGACCACGCGCTCGGGACTGTCGATGCAGGTGCCGAGTGTCCATCCCGAATCGCGACGATTGAGGTTGTCGACGAGCATTTGCAGGTGTTCGTGGGGTTTGGCCGTGAGCGAGAAGCACAAACGGCCGTCGATCGGGTTGCGAAATTTCCAAATCGACATCTTGCCCTGCTCACCTTCGAGTTCGAGGGTGTAGTCGAAATGCCGCGTGTGTTGCATTTTGAGGGCTTCGGGGCGCATCAACGTGTAGCGCTCGCCGCCGTGTTCGCAATACGCGCCGACGGGGATTTCGACGTGCTGTGCGAGGGAGAAGTAGAGCGTGAGCGCATTGTCGCCCATCATTGCGCGGTGTCGATAGGAGTTGTCGTCGGGCATCACGTCGAGGAGCGTTTCGCCCGTGGGGGAATAGATGATCATAATTCGTCGTAAGAAATTTCGGAACTGCCTTCGAAGAAAGTAAGGGTGAGGGTGAATCGCAGCCACGGGCGCGGTTCGTCGGGAATGAACTCGTCTACACGGCACGAGTTGTAGTAGAACGGGGCGTTCGCGTATCGTCGTGCACCGGGGCGGATGAGATCGGCGAGCAGCGCGTCGTAGTTTCGCCAGAGTTCGGCGAGGGTGTCGGCGCGCATCAGGAGTTGCACTTGACGGTCGCCGCCTTTTTCGAAAAACATGGCGTCTTTGTCGTAAAACGCCCCCGGTTTTGTCGAAAACTTGCGGAGTAATCCCGTCTTCACCTCGTTGCGCCGCTCCATCTCGCCGAGCACGTCGCCGAGCACGCGTGCCCCATAGTCGGCAAAGGAGCGTTTCGGGCTTTCGGTGATCACGAAATCATCGCGCCGCGAGGTGCTCAATATCCACTCGCGCTCCTTCTCGGCATTGGGGGGCTGGTACGTGTAGCCCTGCATCGGGGTGTCGTCGGCGAATTTAAGGCCGAAGGTAGACGAGTGTGCGCTGTCGGTGGGGGCGACGAAACGCAGCGACCACGAACGGCCGATACTCGGGGCGCTCACCTCGACAACGGGCGTTTCGGCGAGCGTTCGGAGCGTGTATTCGTAATCGTCTGTGTCGGTATTGAGTAGCCGCAGCGTCACCTCGCGTGTGTCGAGTACCGGAGCGGAAAGATCGGGGTCGAAACCGCGCTCTTCGTGCCAATCGTTCGCGGGCGGGGTCTTCAACGGCGGAAAGGCAATCAACTCGTCAAAGCCCCCGAAGGCCGTGCTGGCGTAGGTGTATTCCCGAACGTCCTCCCCACCGATGTAGAGCCGACCTGAATAGTCTAATGTGTTCATTGTTTGATCTTAATTCCTTTGAGTGCGATGTCGCCGACGGTGTCTTTGACGGACTTCAAGTGCTGCTCGACGACCGAAAGGCGCGCGTGGACGTTGCCCGTATTGCGTTCGATGCCGACCACGCCCTTTAGGATCTCGTTGGCCGTCCCGAGGAGCATTCGGGTGTTCTCGGCGATGTTGTAGGTGTGTCCTTGTACGGCAGTCATTCGTCCGTTGAGTTCGTCGACGGAGTCTTGCGACGCGGTGGCGATGCCTTTCTGCGAGGCTTCGCGAGTTGCGGCGCTGTCGCTCGAAAGGTCGATCCCTTGCCGCTTGAACTCTTCGGCCGCATTCTTGTATTCCTCTTGCGCTACCTTTACCACGTCAGCAAGTACCTGGGAGGCTGCGCCCAATGCTTTGGTGATTTCGTCTCTGTTGCCCGTTGCATAGGCTTTTTTCACCAACTCGGATTGTTGCTCAATCACGGGCTGAAGAACGGCCGCTTGCACCATGTCTTTTGCCACATTGCGCATCACCTTTCTTGTCACGTCTCCGAAGGCTTCCGCAGCGTCTGTGCCCCTTTCGAACGCGTCGGCGACGACGTCCATAATGTCCGTGGCGTAGTTGCCGAAGATTCCGCCGAGATAGTCCTCCATCTGTTTGAGCGCGGCTTCGTAGTTCTCCTCCGCCTTGATCAGCGATTCGAACGCCTTTTTGCCGTCGCCTTCGAACTCTCGGGTCGAAGCAATGCTCTTGGCGAGTTCGAGATTGAGGTGGCCGTTGGCTTTGACGAGGTCTTTGTATTCAGCGAGCTGCGTTATGCCGCTATACAAGTCGCGCCCCTTTCCCAAGCCGAAGAACCCCGATTTGGCGTGTCCCGTCTTGACGCTGATCATGCCCAGCCCGTAGTTATCGCCCTCGGCTTTCGGGTCGAAGAGGATGCGGCCGCCCGCCCATTGCTCTTTCTTTTCGAGAGAAAAGCGATAGTCGGCAAGCGTTTCGAGGTCGCCTTTGATGCGCTTCTTGATGTCCGCGTCCCAATCCTTTGCGACGAGGAGCGCACGGCGTGCCTTCGCGTATTTGTCCGTCCCGAAGATCGTTTCGAGGTCGCGGGCTTCGAGGCGTTCCTGCCGCAGGAGTTCGTTGTATTGCAGTTGCTGATCGTTGATTTGCTTCTGAATTTCGAGCAACGCCTTCTTGTGTGCAGCGGCCGCCTGGAAGGCTTTCGTGACATAGCCGATAGCCTCGCCCGCCGCAGCCGCGATGCCGCCCACAATGCCGCCCTGTGCAAAGCCCTTCCCGATGTTCGACACGGTGGTCATGGTTTCGGTCAGCGCATCGGCCTGCTCGCTCAGGTTTTGACTTCCCGCGGCTTCGAACATTGCGGAGAGCTTCGCCGAAATGGGGGCGATCACGTCGGCCGTTGCGGCTGCTGCCGGTGCCCACTTCCTCCGACGCCCCCCCGCGGCGGGGGGGCCTT